TTTAAGCAATCATCTTTTGTTGGATGTTGTCCACTATGTGTATTGATATGGCATTGTGTACATAGTTGGATTAGATTCTCTCTAATATCTCCACCACCACTGCCACGTGTATTAATATGATGCGGTTCTATATTCGTTCTTTGTCCGCATATTTCACAATATGGCTTGCGAACTTCTTGTATCGTTTTCTTGGATGTAATTCTTTTATGCTTCATCAAATACCCCTTATAAACTAAAAAGGACCGCATCATACTGTGTTGTGCGACCTGTGTATGATGTAGTCCTTAATAGTGTGTAGTTTTTCTAGGAGGCTTGTTGAAAGTGTTCTCTTCATCCATGCCCACGTATAGTATCCCATAAATTGATAGTCAAATACTATCAACCTTTTTAAAAATTACTTCAAAATTTCTAATTGCACGCTTATGCAGATTGTGAATGTTTTGCACCGAACACCCTATTAATTCTGCTACCTTTTCCCATGTGTAACAATTAATGTATCTATCAATCAGTACCGCCTTTTGCTTGGCACTAGATATTGCGTTAATAAGGAATCTTGCTCTTTCCCTTTCTCTTAGGTAACCACTCCACTCCCTCATTAGTTCATTTGATAGTGCATCAATGTTTGCTATCTTATCTTCAAATGTACCTGGTTGCCCTCCGCTTACAATGTCTTTGCTATAGTCTAGTGCTTGCAGATACATTATATCTTGTTGCAGCCTTAACACTTCTCTTTCCTTACATTTGATATTTAAATCAGTATCACGTATCTGATTCAAATATTCCCTTCCTGTCATCGGCTATTATCTCCCTGTTCCTTTAATTTATCGGTCCATTCTTTCCATGTATATATTGGTATCCCTTTTGCTATTGCAAATGACCATTCACCAATGCAGCCTTTAGATGTTTCCCAGTCTCCACATAATACTAATGCATCACATTTATTTAGCATGTCCAAACATATTTTTAAACCTTTGGCATACTGTGTATCAAAGTACAACATGCTGAAATTGTGAAGAGGTGATAGATATGTGTTGTTCTTATCTAGCATTACTAAGTTTTCCATAATTGTATCAATGGAATACTTATTAGCTTTATCTCCACCAAATGGATGCGCTACATAAATTAATTGGTTTTTAATCATCCGCTTCTCCTTCTTGTACTAGATCATTGATGTGAAATGTTTCACCGTCAACCGCATCAGCTTCCAGTTCTTCTTCCCATAGTTTCCCCTGCGCTCTTGCACCTCTTACAAACATTTCTATTTCTTCTACCAATGGAATTAATTTATCTTGTGTTTCCTCTTCTACTTGAAGCCATGAAGTGCTAATTGTACATTCATCACCTTTTTTGTTAGTAATTAAAAGCACATATTTTACTTCTGTAATAACTCTATGCATTTCTTTATGCCATTTAAAGCTAATGGATTTAATCTTCATCCACTCTTCTTCAAATAGCTTAAATACTTTAAACACTTCAAATACTAATGCTCTTGCATTTACATATGGTTCTAATATCTCTGGTCTGAAATCGTCCTCCGTGCTTAATTGATATGTTTCAGTAATACCAGCATTATTTGCTTTCTCATACTTTACTTTCTTTTTATCCCCAAACCCAATGCTTAGTATCCTCATTTTTGTTTTCCTTTCTTGTAGTTTTCTTTTCGTTGCTCAAATCGTTGCTTATCTTCGCATATCCAATCACCACAAAGTACTCTATTTTGTTTGTTGGTATAAAATTTTTTTCCGCACTGTACACAGTATCTTGTGTATTTAAATTCTTTCTCTAGTCGTTCAAGGCGCTCTAGCTCTATTTGTTCCTTTGTCTTCCTAGGCTCTACTGGTTTGCCTGCTCTACAGTTTGGGCACCATGTGCTATGACTATCTGGTGTAAATAACCTATCACATCTATGACACTTTCTTTGCATTGTTCCTCCTTATTGTTTAAAAAACACTAGCCATATTGTTTTCCCTCTACGTTGCCCAATAATTGGCTCACATGGTAATAGCCTTTTTACCTTTGGCAATGTTATTTGTTCTTCATTCCATTTAAATATCATTGTTCCATTCGTTTTAAGTACTCTCCAACATTCTGCTAGCCCTTTCTTTATATCTTCTTTCCAGTCTGCCCCTAATCGTCCATACTTCAATTTCAAATATGACTCATCACCAGCTCTTAATAAATGTGGTGGATCAAATATAACAAGGTGAAATGTTTCTTCTTTATATGGCATTTCTCTAAAATCTGCTATTATATCTGGCTTAACAATTAATTTCCTACCGTCACAAAGCGTTGTTTCTTCCGTCCTATTATCCATGTAAACAGTATTTTCATTTTCTTTGTTAAACCAGAACATTCTTGAGCCACAACATGCATCTAAAATATTTTTATTATCCATTATTTTCTAAGAATGTTCTTCTCCTCATATAGTTTCTATACCATTCTTTAATTGCATAATATTCTTCTGTATCATATGGTTGTACACACTCTTTGATAACATATTTCTTTATCTTACTTGTATTCACTTCTATAACTTGGTTCGTTTCACCCCACCTATTACAAATAGTTAGCCAGTTCATTTTCTCTATGTGATCATTAACAATTGGCTTTAATGATTTAAAAGGTTTCTTGTACATAGCTAATTCATGCTTGCCATATATCTGTGTCCAGCCACTTACTTTATTATCATCAACCATTGTTATATTTAGCCTTACCCATAAATCTAATTTCATTTTTAATCCCTCACAGTACAGCTATATCCTTTTAGCTTTCTCATTCTGTGTCTAATGGTTCTTACATTATCTCTAATGTATTTACACGCATCATTCTGTATGTTCTTTTGCTCGTTATATTTATCTAGCTGCGCTCTCCATTGAATATAGCTTTCACATTTGCTGTGACACCCTACTTCTCTAAATTGGCACTCCCTGCATGGTGGTTTCATAATAACTCCTTACCCTTTGGTAAAATGCTTTACTTTCCTTACATAGGTTTCTTCTTATTCTTGCTTTTAGTAGTTCCTCTGACGGAGTAAACACATAACCCCAGTATGGTATAAATACTAATTTTGCTTCTTTTGTTCGGCACTTTACAATATGATCAAGTGCTTTACATACATTTCTGTATCTGTCATTCATGCTCATATCCCTCTAATCTATTGCCTATTACTTTTACTTTCCCATTATTCAATACAAATGCTAAGTCAAAATCTAATACCGCATCATGTTGTGTTGTGTCCTGCTGGTTAATTGCCTTACATCTCCATTGGTATTTATCAACGCTGTAATATACTTCCCCTACCATTGGTGTATCTTGTATTGATTTGCAATCAAACTCTATATGGTCCTTTTCGTATATCCTTTGCCCTAGCGTGTCTTTTGCTTCGCTTCCTCTACATAGTGTTCCGTCTTCGATTGGTACCCATGCATATGTATCATTTTCTACCGCTAATAGTCTTATTTGTGAGTAGCTTTGCTTTATTTCATCACTACTTACCCATTCTGACCTATTCACGTTCTTTCGTAGGCCTTTATATACTAATGGCTTCATGCTACCTCCTCACACACTGCATTGATGCCCAGCTTCTTTAGTAACTCGTGTATCATCAATCTGCCCTTTTGTGTCCAGCGTGTAGATGCTTTGCACTCCAATCTTCCGTCTGTAGTCATGTATGTGTGTGTCTTAGTCTTTGTATATCCCTTACGCATTAAATCACTATACAAAATCCATTGACCGTTTACGCTGCGTTGGATGTGTGCATCATGTAGTATTTTGTTTAATGCTTTAGCGCTTAATCCATAGTCTGCAGCAATCTGTGTTACTGTCATTGCATTTGTACTGCTTAAAATTTTGTCCACATAATCAACCTTTGGCTCATATTCCGCTATTTGTTGTTTCTGTTGCTCAATAATAGCCTTTGATTGATTGTGCGCTTCTACTTCATCTGCATACAATCTCAATGCTTCTGGCAGTGTCTTTGGAATATGTAGATCATAGCTTCCTGTTTTCCTAATTTGTGGAAGTACTTCGCTAGTTACCCAGCGTTTAAATTTCTTTGCACTTGGCATCTTTGATTTCAATATCAATGAATATAGTCCAGACTCATTGATTAAATATGTTTCCCTCTTTTGGCCTGTGTCGGCAATTTGCCAACGCAGCTTATCTTCTTCATCAATATGTTTTCTGATTGCATCTGCAGTATCTTTATATCCAAGTGCAGTTGCTACGCTCTTGGCCACAAAGTACACTTCATTTTCAATAATGATAGTTCTTAATTCCCCAAACTCATTACTGTTAAATAGTGTTGTTACATGGTTCATAACTTCGCCCCCTAGTTTTAGGTAAGGGCGGATATACCGCCCACCTATTTTATTTGCTTACCGCATCAAGTCTTGCTGTTAATTCTGCAATTTGTGCTTTCATAGCTTCAATTTCTCCGTCACGTTTCGCTTGTGGTTCATATTCACTATGTTTACCAAATTTGAAAGATGCGCTTACGTTGTACATGTTTTCACTACCAAATGTACCTGCAATGCCAAGTAACACTTTTTCATTTGGTCTGTAGTAAGCACCTAATGCCACTGCATTGGCATTTTTATAATGGCCATATGCTACAGATGTGCTAAATTTATCATCTTTGTTAAATTCCATTGGATGTAGTCCAGCTAATGCAGCTGCACTTGCACCCACTTTATTAATTCTTCCGTCCAATTGCTTAATGTCTGCTTTTAAATTTGTTAATGTGTTGCTTGCTTGATGTTCTAGCTTATCAATGCGTTCTTCATGATTTTTCAATACACGATCATTAGCCTTGATAGCATTTTTATTATTTGCAATGTCCGCATCATGTTGTGCAATACGTTGTGTGTTATTTTTAATTGCCTCCTTATGGTTTGCTAGTGTGTTATGTACTGCAGTATTGAATTGTTGTTGAGCATCTAGTGCTTTATCAATATCTTCACCCATTGTATTAATAGCATCATATGCAGCATGTAGCTGTGAACCGTTTACTGCATCAGTAGAAGATGCATCCACTCTGCCTGCTGCAACATTCTGTACTTGGCGAACATAGTTTTTTACTCCGCCAAAGCCTGCACGCTGTTTACTGCCTACGCTTACTACTGATGTTGCATCTGTCCCTGCAAATACATATGTTGTATTGTTTACCATTGATTGCAGTTGATTAACTGCATTGTCTGTTACACTATTTGTTCCTAGTGCAACGCTATTTGGCTTATCCGCCACAATATTATTGCCAATGCCTACCGCATCAATTGATGTTACTACTGCATGAGTGCCTAGTGCCATTGCACCTTGGCCACCTACTTTGCTATTTGCACCAATCACTGTTTGCTCTTGGCTATTATCTACGCTTGTATTGTTATAGCCAATGAATGTACTTTGACCAGCATTGATAGTGCCATTATTTGCCCCAATGATTACATTATTATCACCTACTACATTATTGTTTCTTCCTAATACAATTGTGCTTGTACCGCTTACTGTTGTATTCACTCCAAGTGCGGCACTGTTATATCCTGTTACTGTTGGTTGCGTTGTATTTGGCTCTGTAGGTCCTACAACTAGATCACTTGCATATGCACCATTAACTACTGCGCTTAATACCATTACTGCTAACATTACTTTTTTCATTGTTTTCTACCTCGTTTTGTTTTAATTCCTAATTTTTTTACAAATATTTCTAATTAAGCTTTGACTTACTTCTAATTCTTCTGCTATTTTTCTTTGGCTTAGTCCTCTGTCAATCAATGGCTGTAACACATCTGCATTTATTTGTTCCTTTAATCCCAATACTTTTAATGCATTTCGTTTATCCATTGCACCGTACACTACCGCACCTAGTGCCAACCAATTTATGCAATTCATCGGAACACCTGTCATGCTTGTGTTTTTCATGTTGCCCTCCTATTTTGCATAAATCTTTGTAGGACTATATGCAGGGCAATCTTCACATTCTTCTTTTTTCAGCCAATGTAAAGTGACTGCTGTTTTGCCTTTGAATACTTTTATTGATGTTTTCCCTTTGGGGCATGATGCTTTTACCCATAACGCACCGCTTTTTGCTGGTCCAAATGAGTGGCTACATATCTTTCTTGGTCTACCTCTTCGCATTTACTTCCTCCTAGAATGGAATAGGTTCATCATCATCTACAAACCCATTTTCAAAATTACTTGGTGTGCTTTCATTTTCTTTCAATCCATATGTAAGGACTTTGGCCACAATCTCTGTAATGTATCTTTTCCCTCCGTCTTTTTCATATGATCTAGTTCTTAGTTCACCATTTACTGATACAAAATCCCCTTTCTTTAATCCACTGTATTTTTCCGCATCAACCCAACATACAATGTTGTGATATTGTGTACTCTGTTGCTCATTCACATATTTATTGGTTGCCATTCTAAATGTGAGTACTGGCTTCCCTGTTTTCGTATATCGTAGTTCTGCATCTGCTACTACGTTACCGCTCAAAAATACTTCATTTACGTTTATCATTTACTTCATCCTCCCATTTCTCACATTCTTTACTAATTACGCATAATGCCATTATTGATACTCCTAGCATTGCTCCTATCACAATGCCTATTCCTAGTAGTCCCATGTTTTACCTCCTCAATTCTTATCAATCTGTAAAATCTATAAGGATACCCTTCATCAGATACAGACTCAACTACACTGTCTGTTTCCACGTAATAGCCTTTTGGTGGTTGGATATAATCCCTCCACTCGCTCGGCTTCAATATTTCTGTTTTTACTTTTGGCTTTTCTAAATTTTTGCTACTGTTCCACCTGCGCTTAAATGCATCTTCTTTATCTGAATAGCATGCACTTCTTTTTTCTTTTACAAAGTAGCTTGCTAATCTCACTGCATCTTCTGCTCTTCCTTGATACAACATCAACTTATGCATGCCATGTGGCCAAAGTTCATTCAGTTCATCCGAATATAGTTCTGCATTGTTGATGATCATGTGGAAATGTATTCTTGTTTTTCCCTCCGCTATGTAAATGTATTTCAATTCTTTATCCAGTTTTTTATATCTACGTTTAAGCCGTCTTATAAAATTCTGAATATCTTTCTTTGCATCTTCCCATGTTGTAGGCTGTTCTTTGTAAGTTAATGTGAGATAACAATCATTTGTAGTGAAGTTATTATCAATCAACATACGCAGCATTG